CCCACCGGGTCGCTCAACTTCTCGCGTCTCGACTCGGCTCGCATTGTCAACGACACTCTGGTTAACACGGATGATATCTACGCCGTGAACTATAACGTCCTCCGTATCGAAAACGGTATGGGTGGCCTTTTATATTCTAACTAAATACTAAAGATGTATCTCACAATCCTTTTTTTTATCGCCATCGCTTTTGTATTGACGTACGATCCTAAATCCAGGACACTCGAAAAGTTTATCGGGCAACCGATACCCTCTACCGAGAAGTCTTGTCAGCCTACGCATTACGAAGCCGTTCAATTCGGGCAGACTGCCTACCAGTGCCCCCCACCGGGTAAAACATCCATGGGTGTAATTACTTAAAAAGAAAACACCATACACATGTATATGATTGCACTTAACCGTGAGAATATTATGATGATTGCGACGATCGTATGTGTCGTCGGTGTTATTTTCCTGCTCCGCGAGCTCAAGAAGACTAAGGAGGAACTCTACGAAATTAAGGATTTCTCGGATGAGGTCATGGAAAAGCTCAACTCCATCCAGGAGGACTACAACAGTGAAGATGAAGATGAACCCACTGTAGTTGAAGAGAAAGAATAAACATATCCACTTAATATAACTTGCGAATGCGCAATGAAAAAATACAAAGCAATCGCTATACCAGTCAGTTTTGCCGATGGTAAACCAAGATTCCTCACGGTTAGGGATTATCGGTTCAAGGAGTGGATATTCGTCACGGGAGGGTGTCGAAGGAGGGAAATATTCAACCCGATTCGGTGTGCTCTACGGGAGTTGGAGGAGGAAACGAGGGGGGTGATAGCATTAAAGAGTGGTGAATACACAGAATTCAAGTTTATACACAAGGAGAGTCCAACGGTGGATTTGGAGTATAATGTATTCATATTCTTTGTGAACTATACACGCTCACAACAATACGAGTTCACTAAGAAATTTTTCGAAGAGAAACAGAAGACGAACGTGAAGAAAGCTTTACACCAACCCTATAAGAGGACATTCGATGAGAATGATTTCATGAGTTTTGATACGCTCGAAGAATTCAATACACGTAAACGATGGAAGTTGATAGTGGATAATGTGATTAAGAATCCAGAGTTCTATTCGTGTATAACTTCTTTGAATAGAAAAACATTCTCTATTAAATAATGAAGTCCAAGGCGTATGTGTTGATGCAGATAAAGGAACTCCTCGATACGAACAGGGGGTTGTGTGAGGAGGAGATTGAACAGTGGATGGAGGAACACAAAGAAACGACAGTCTATGAACTCCTCGTGATCAAAAAGGAATTAGCTGAAAAAAAGATTTTCCAAGACATCTCTTGTATGAACTGGTTTAGAGAAAATGAACAATAAATATATATGTTTAAAAATTGGTGCGTATCCCAAAAAATCAATGGCGCGACCAATCTATCACATGTGCTCATGGACGGTGGCGTCCTTTCCGTGCCATTTGATAAATTGAATGACTTTTATGAAAAGTACATAGAAGCGATCGTATCTGGTGAAAAACTGTTCGTAGTGGAACAGAAGACACCAGTGTACAATTTCTTTGTGGACATAGACTACAAAGATACAGAATCACTCTCGATAGATGAGATCAAGTCTATATGTAAAATCATATGTGATAAGGTGAAACGATACGGTGGTAAAGAGTGTATCATATCCGTCTCACCACCGAAATCGTGTGGATCCTTGATAAAAACTGGCGTCCACCTAAACTGGTCGGGGTACGTCGTAGATCAGGCTTCGGCGGTCGCTCTCAGGGAACACATTCTCATCGCACTCTCGAAGGCGAAGAGTTCGATCGACTGGAATGAAATCATCGACGCAGCTGTTTACGGTGATTTACACAGGAAAACCAAAGGGAGTGGTTTCAGGATGCCGTGGTCGTACAAAAAGGCGAAACACGATCTATGTGAGGGTCGGGGGTGTGATACATGTGAGGGTGGTAAAATAGATCAATTATCGTACCTCCCAGTGTTTATGTACACCACAGAACCCTTGAGTACGATCATTCGAATCGATTCAACCCCTAACATTGAAATCCTAAAAATGTCTATGATTCGCACGAATGCCCCACAAAACGCATTTGTGGATACACCTTCTATGGCGATTCGGGATGGGGCGGTGTTCACAAAGGATGAGATCAAAGATGAGGTTCAGGATGATAGTGTTAAATCCAGACTCGAGAGTTTTGTTCAGACCAACATGGAAGGTCAAGGTGGGTCTTACATCACGAAGTTGTTTAAATTCAAGAATACCTATTTAGCCTCTACTACATCAAAATATTGTGAAAACCTAAAAAGGGAGCATGGTTCGAATCATATATGGTTCATCATCAGTGGTCAGTTCATCGCCCAGAAATGTTTTTGTCGCTGTGAAACGATCCAGTGTAGACGAGACGGTTTTTGTAAAGATTTCTGTGGACGTAAACACAAACTTTCATCCATTATCCTAAACGATTTGTATCCAGATAAGCAGGAGCTCCAGAAGTGTCCCGAATTAACGAAGCGTGTAGAGAAACCCCAGTTTAACCGGCGTGACGCTAAACCCAGGGTACAGGCGTTCATCCAGAAGTTTATGGTGGGTCAAGAGGGTACGACTGTCGTGGATATTTCGAAGAATAAGACGAATTATATAGCTCTCACCACGTCAACGTATTGTGAATCAATCAAAGGTGAACACGGAGACTGTGTGATGTCCTATACGATAAAAGGGAATAAGATTACACAGGCGTGTCCCAAATGTAAAGGAAAGAAAAACACGGCGAGAACATACACGCTCATCGACAGTGACCTCGTAAAATTACTTAAACAATAATACCATCTACATTATAGATGGTTACCACACGTACCCGCTTAGGAAGGAATATAAAGAAACCTGAATTTTTTAAGCCTGTAGAAGATGTTCTTGAGGATGACTACTGCGACGATGACCATGATACCGACTTTGATTCTGAAATCGACACGGAGGATGAGGAGGATTTTTCGACTGATGAAGACGAAGAAGAAGAAGATGCGGATGAAAACGGAAATCTCAAGGACTTTGTGGTAGACGATGAAAGCGAAAGTGAGGAAGAAGACGCTTAAAAAAAAGACGTTATATATTAAAAAATGGAAACAGACATTGGTAACCCCATTGAATATAGCCCCACCATTAATGAACATAAAGATGATGAAAATAAAGAAGAGGAGTATTATTTTCATCCATCCGAAGCATCGAATTACCCGCAACAGCCCATGTATCAACAACCCCATCCCCAACCCCAACCTCAAGAGTCATTCGATCTGTTCAAGAATGTCGACAAGTCTACCTGGATCATAGCATTCGCCGTGTTTTTACTTGGTTTTTTTATGGGGAAAACCATGCAGCCAGTGATTCTCAGGTATACTTGAGTATGGTGCGAAATCCCTTGTCTTACCGGCAATCTTTACCATTTTCCCACTGGTATCCCTTTTCATGAGCTGAGTTGGAAACCTGGGTATGATGAACGCATCAGCTGTGTCCTCGACGAAGCCATATGTAGTACTGGCTTCAGGTCTTATTTTCTTTTCCATTTTGTTTTTTGAATTCCGATTTGATCCAAAAAACAAAACAAAGAACATACCCGTCATTATGACTGTGACGAGTATGGAAATCATTTATTACTATATGTGAATATTATTTACGCGGTTGGCTCTTCGAGTTTAGCCTCAACCTCTCGCTGTTTCTGGCGCGCCTCGACCTCAGCGGCAACGATGGCGTCAGCCTCCTTGACCAGGTCCTCCATCGGGGAGTCGGGCTTCTCCTTCTTGAGACGCTCCAGAACCTCAGCGGGGTGAGAAATCGGTGCCTCATCAGGTTTGGTGTAAAACTTGGAATTCTCGTCACCGGCACTGTACGAAACCTTTGTATCTATCATACCCTGCTTACGCTCCTGGAACATACGAGCAGCCTGAGACTGGTTCTCCTTGTAACCGACCATGATCTCCTCGAGCTTCTCGTTCGTGTAATGAACATCATCAATCTTGCTGGGATCAGGAGGGATCAGGAGCCACTTGTATTGCTCCACAACATAGATGTCGAATGTGGGATCCTCTTTCTGGAGACGCTTCGCATGGTTCGCAGCTTCATCGCGTGTGGAGAAAGCACCACGGAGTTTGATACCGTATTTATCAGTCTTCTGAGGACAATCAGGTCCAATAATGGAAATACACGCGAAGACTTGTCCGGGAACGGTGGTGTAGTCAGTTTCAAGAGACATTATATCTTTTTTAGGTGGATAAACTTTAAGCCTTTTCAGATACCTAAGTGTTCGAATAGTACAGGAAAAAACAAGTCAACATGTTTCTCAACGACGGTACTCCTCATCACGATGGTATAGCCAATGAACACTACACCATTTATATGATCAATCATAACCCAAAACTCGCACCAATTCGTGAAAAGTTGGGTCATCTCGTTCACATGGGTGGTACGCAGCAAAACCCTGACGCCATGTGTCTCGCGACAGGAGTCAAGGTATCATTAAAAAACAAGGAATCTGAAAGTGGGTCATTTGACTGGAAAAACATGTCTTTCGTTGATGACGAATTCGGTGCTCTTCACAAATCAATCATTCAGTACTACAAACAGTACCCAGATGATGAGAATGATGTCCGGGGTATGTACAAAAAACTATTTCACACGATTTCAAAGACCCTCGATACAGGTTCGATGCTCAAGCGCGTCCTCGACGGACACGATTCTGAGTGGATTGTTTTGAACTTCAAACAAAAGAGAGAGATGATCCTATTTCACCGCGATGAACTCACCGAGATGTGGAAGAACCCGGGGGAGTGTATGGTTCGAAACGGGTGCGCCAGTGGGAAGATTGAGGGGACACCCAACCTTCGCATGCGTGTATGTTTGAACAATGGTGTCCGCGCCCTACTCGGACGAGGTTCCACCATATGTGTGAAGATCCAACAGGATCAACCACGTAAGCTCTTGGCTCAGCTCAAGAACTCTATTCGGTGCGCGTACTAATTATAGCCGTATTATCGTTTTTATCAATAAGAATACAAGATCGTTTCAAGTTTTTTGCTGCTTTTCCGGTCGTCCCCGATCCACACATGGGATCGAGTACGGTATCCCCCTCATCCGTGGAGATTGAGATGATTCGTTCGAGGAGTTTAATCGGTTTCGTGGTGGGGTACGTTCGTAACTCGGAACCCTGGCTGATTGAGTGAATATCGTCCCATAGATCAGTACATGGTTTTCCCTCAGTCTCATGGAGATAAATCTTCTTGTATAGTTTCGAATTCTTTGTCTTTGGTGTGTGAATTCTGTTATCCACCCTAAGGCGCTCGAGTTCTTCTTGTTTAATTCGCCACCCAGATGGTGGGTCATACACTCGATCTCCAAATTCAAACGTGTAGATGTACCCCTTTTTTGTATTCTCTGTGGCGAGATGCCCCAAAGAATAGTTTCCCCTATCATCTTTGTTGTTGAATGAATTCTTCACGTACATCTCATCCCTCGATTGGTACACGAGATTAAACTTTGGTTTAGTTGATGTGCTACATCTAAAAATGATATCGATGGTCGCTCCGAGTTTATGTTTCACATTATTCTTGGAGCGACACTTTTTCCAAAAAATTGGTTGAACGTATTTAAACTTCTCCCTCAGAATCTGTTCGGGTGTAAACATCTTTTCAGCTGAGATATGAAAAAAGAGAGACCCATCTTTCTTCAGTTTCGGAATACATTTGTCTATGACCTGCTCGATGAAGTCTTTATAATCCCCACCCTTCCAGGTATCTGTAAACCCCGTGGAGTTATCATGGGACATTGTGTAATCACGACCACTGTCGAACGGTGGGTCGAGATAAATCACGGCGATTGAACCATCCTTTACGAGACTGAGTTTTTCTAAACAGTCCCCGATGATATATTCCATTACAACATGTACACTGATAAACTTTAACCTAAGTAACAGTATTAAAAATACAAAAACATGTCTGAACATGGAAGAGATTCGTAAGAATCACAACGAGGCGAAGAGGGTTTTGATTCGCTCGGTGGCTCGAGAGGGACAACACATCCTCGATGTTGGATGTGGTTTTGGTGGAGATCTTCAGAAATGGCACAATTGTGGTGTGAATATTAACATGTGTGACCCCGAACCCTCAGCACTTGAGCAGGCTCGAGAGCGCGCAAAGAATATGCGCATGCGAGTGAATTTCTATGAGGGTGATATCCATCAGTGTCCCCATCGGAAGTTTGATGTCATCTGTTTCAACTTTTCACTCCACTATATATTCGCATCGAGAGATTTGTTTATGAGTTCTCTCAGGGAAATTAAGAAGCGTGTAAAACACGGGACCTATCTTGTGGGTATCATTCCGGATTCAGAAAAGATTATATTTAAAACACCACTCATCGATGATATGGGAAATTTTTTCAAGTTGAAGGACCATGGGAATGGGGACTTTGGTGAAAAGTTGTTTGTACACTTGACTGATACACCTTATTACGCGGATGGACCTAAATCTGAACCTGTGGCGTATAAGGATCAACTCGTGACGCATTTAGAACAATTTGGGTTTAGATTACAACTTTGGGAGGGACTGTGTGGAAATCCAATCTCAGAGTTGTATAGTAAATTTATCTTTGTATATGATAGATGAAACTTTTTGTTATATTATTTTTGATTAATTTAGTTATTCTCTTTATGATACGACAACCACAGGAACTCGTTGATGTGAAGGAAAAGTATCAAATTCTCCGTGATCATATAAAATCGACGGGAAATGAAAAATTCAAAATGCTTATCCACCCCATCCCCATAACAGGTGTGAAGCGAATGAACGGAACCGTTGGATACAATGTCAACAAGGGTGCTGACATAACTATATGTCTCGACGGTGATTCGAACAAGATTTTCCACGTTCTCATTCATGAACTCGCACATAGCACAGTCACAGAGTTTTCACATTCTAAGAATTTTTGGAAAAACTTTGTAGAGTTGAGAGGTATTTGTGAATCCATTGGGATTTACAAAAGGATGTCCGGGAGAACTAAATTCTGTGGTCAGCATATTCAGGATAAATAATAATCTCGTGATACTATAAATGCAAACTCCCACAACACAAATGTTGCTGGCTCTCTTTTATTGGTTGGTTTTCTTTGCCATTACTCAAGTTCCAGTTCACGTTGATAACTATTACGCGAACCTGGTTTTCCTTACTGTTATCATCCCCAACGCGGCTCGTTATATCGTGGGGGAACAACCTGAGCTCGCAGTTGATCGATCCTTCTTTGCTATGGCTACCCTCCTCGCGCTCATCATCACGTTCGCTGTGAACGAATTGTGGAAGCGGTCTAAGGATACAGTCAAGAATTTTCATAGGAGCGATCGAAAGAAGCGTCTTGAGTTAACAGCTATTCTCGCCGGTGCTTTCACCGTTGGTGCTTTAGTCATCTACTTCTCCGGTATAGATAACTCGATTTACAACAACATGATGGTACAACAGTAATTAAACCTTGATAATATATGTCTTAGTGATGTAGAAAATGATCGCAGCCACCACACCGGTGGTCGCGAGACCGACAACACTTCTACCCCCCTGTTCGTTAAGGAACTTGGGGATAGAGGTCGCAAGACGATCCTGAATGGGTTTGCTGACGGCGATCGCTGTGCCGACGGCAACGATGAGCGCAGTGAGCTGATCATCGGTCAAGTTGAGAGGGTTTTTGCTTTCAGGGAGTGTATCAATCTGTTGGGTGGGAGCAGGGGTGGGATACACACCCTGCTGAGGCTGTACCATTTGGGGCTGTACCCTGGGGTCGTCCATCATTGGGGAATGCTCCATCATAATATCATTTATAGGTGTAGAATCCATCGCGTCTTTATCTTTACTCATATTTTTTTCAATTGTTTTAAACGCTGTCGATGGTTTATCTTGAATAGGAACCATCCCATCCCCGTCGTCAAAAAGATTCATGGTGTTTACTTGATCGGTAGCCATTTAATATATTCATATGTTTTCTTGAAGTGTTAAGTGACGCAGTTTACTTCTTTTTCGTGATCGTGAGTGCGGTTTTCTTCGTCGCCTTCTTAGCATCTTCATCTGTTTGTGTGAGATGTTTGGGGTTGTACATCTTTTTATGCATCTGCCACAGTTGTGAACTCCCAACCCTGAAATTCTTTCGAACGGTCGCCTTGTACCAGAAGACACAATCCTGGATCTTGTTAGACTTTACCGTGTTGTCTAATACGAGACACTCGTAGTTTTCTGTACACGCGTCCATCACCTTACAAAACATGTCGAATGATGGAAAAATACCAAAGAATGACCTGTACAACTTTTCTCTATTCTGAATGATATTTTCCCTGAGGATAAATACATAATCGACGTTCGCTCGAAGTGCTGGTGGAAGATCCATCACGTACTGCATGGTCAGCATGAAGAAAATCTTCCAGTGTCGACCATTCATGAAACATTGTCGAATACACGTGTCTTTGAGAAACTTTGAATCGTACATACAATCATCTAAAAGCATGAACGCACCACAATTTTCTCGACCGTCACCTACCAATTTTCGCTGTCGAGACATCACTCTCTCTATAGCATCCCTATCATAATCACCATATATGAATAGGTCGGGAATGAAATCAGAGTAAAAGTGATTTCCTTCCTCGGTTCCTGAGAGTACAATCCCAGCTGGGAGATGTTTCTTATGATACATGATGTCTTTCACCAGGGTCGACTTACCAGTATTACGCTTACCAATGAAAACACATACTTTATCATCAGCGATACCTTCTGGTTTGAACTTCTTCAACTGAAGATTCATTCTGATATAGTGTCCCGTTTTATTTAGTACAATTTTACTCATATACTCCTCCTAAGTCTTCATGTTGGTGAGGAAATAGTAAATGGACACGATGATGGAACAGTATATCGAGACGATGACCAACATTCTAACACCCGTGATGGAGCGAGCGACTATTCTCGCAGCCGAGTATTCTAAAGCCTGTGGGAGAGACGTTCTTCTACCAGAGGATATAGAGTATGCGATGAAATATTGTGCGATGCACACAGTCGGTCTCTCAATTGGAACCCTATTCCCCGAGATTTATGAAGATGATGAAGACTCAGACGAAGAGGTAGATGTGGTATCAGAAGAGGAATGCCCAGAATTTGTTCGTTATTCAGGAGAAGACCCCAAATTTCTTAACATAAATGATGCGTACGATCAATGGGGAGAATGGGTGCCTCAAAACCCGACAGAAGAGTTGTTAAAAAATACTATTAATAGTAATGTACACATGGGAGCCTGATGGTTGGAACTTTTCAGATTCCGGAGTAAAACTACATGTGTACAGTGATGATGATTCGGAGAGTAACAGTAGTTCTTGTGCTGAAATATCAGGAGATGATCAACTCTTAAAAAAGGTGAAAACAAAATACAAAAAAATTGATAAGGAGGAATTATTACCAGAATAAATAATTTTCGCGGTGTATACTATATTACTCACAATGAAGGATGCTATTAAGACTGTCACTCTGGTTACCCAGGAACTCGAAACGCAATCCCTGAATGCGATTGTTGCCGGCTTCTCTTTCGCCGCTGCGATGTCTTGGATGGATGTCGTTCGCTTCATCATCAACCAGGTCATTAAGGTGCCCAAGAACGGTGGTGCCCAGTACGCGCTCACTGCGGTGCTCACCACTCTCCTCTCGATTGCGGTCTTCATGACGATCTCCACTGTATCCACCCGTGTGTCCAAACCTGCCCAGCCCGTGTACGCGATCTCTCGTTAAACTTGGGGTGGTGGTGGTAAGGGTTTAGGGTTTGTGAGGAGCATTAACATAATTCCAAAGAAAATGATAACACCGATGTAAATGTACACATCCTGGTTATAAAGAATCTTCGCCTCAGGTTTCTTTATTACTTCAACATCATCCTTCTTAATCACCGTTGTAATTGGAACCTTGGGTAAACCCTCTAATTTATCAGTGGAACACCTAATTTCAAATTTCAGAACATGATCCTGATTTCTGAAATCGTATGGAATGAGGCGTCCATGACTCATGTAAAATAATTCAATTTTCAAATCCTTTATGATTTTTTGAGATCCAGAGTGGAAATGGTGTATGAGTGGATCATCAGTACCATGTATATTGATAAAGTCGGATCCATCGAGGAGAATGTGTCCAGTGTAGAAGGGTGTTGAGCTATACACAGATTGTGTAAATTCATCAGACCCCGTTGTGAGTTTGAGTATGAGAGAATTAGGTCCCTTCAGATTGATCGCACCTGATCTAAGTATCCCACCAGCCGACGTTTGATTATTAGAACTAAATCCAAAGAGTTGATGTGGTGTCGTTAAGGAAGATGTCGTTTGTAAGAATCCATTTGTTCCATCAAAAAATTCGAACGTGAATGCATTAGATGTTCCCACGTTGGAAAAGCTAATCGAATTTGTATCATCATCATACACGGCGAGACTCACATTTGAAGATGGAGGTGCCAAAAGAGTTTCAAGATCTTGAGCCAAAACATGTCCATTAGAATAGTTTGTTTCGGGTAACGTGATGCTTGTACCGTTCACACTGAACGTGTTATTCGTAGGGCATATCATGAGTTGTGGTGTAGGAATCCTGGCGGAAATGAGTTTAATCTCAGAGACGTCATAGATTGGATTTTTCAGATGAACTATATAAGTATTTGGTTTTGAGAATGTGTTTGAATAATCATCTATCACGTACGAACCGTTAACGTCCTGATACGAATTTGATGCGATTATATTCACACCGTGTTGACTACTATCTATGCTGAGGTTATGGACCTTCATTAAAATAGAGGTATACTATTTTAATGATTGTTTTTCATCAATCGACCATTTTTTTCATTTAAGCATAAAGTGAATGTGAGAGAGGATTGTTCTTTAACTGCTTCGTCGCAATATCGAGCGTTCTCGAGTTGGGGTTTTCATTACCCTTGTAAGGATTGAGTTGATGGAATGTGTTGTTCTGATATTGTTGGGTCCAGGCACCATTCGCAGCGTTCATACGACCATCGATTCGAGAGGTATCACTTCTAACCGTTGTAATTTGTCCACCTTGCTTGAGGGCACTCTCACGGACATTCATGCGACCAGCGTTACCCATACGATTGGGCTTACCGCGACGATCTTCGGGTCGGAAACCATACTTCATGAGCTCCTCGTTCGTTTTCTCAGTAATCTTGGTAGCAACATTATTCGTGTACCCACCATGGAAACTGTGAATACCTGGGGCTGGCTGGTTCGCGTATGCGTACTGTTCGTCATTGCGATCACCTTTGAAACGAGTTGGGTCTTGGGCGAGTGTCTGCGCGGAGACTAAACGCTTGGCGCCGTTGAAACCCAACCCATCCTCACGTAGACCAGTCTCGGATCGGTTGGTGGTACGCTTAGTCTTCTCGTGTTCGTTGCGGGGGACAACACCGGTCATTCCCTGAGCGCGACCAGCCATAACAGGTAATCGAGAAGGAAGATACGCTGTCGTATCTGGTTTATTGTGAGTGAGTTCTCCAACTTTCGACGAGCGTCCACCTGTAACGTCCATGGCGGGACCTGATCGTCCTGGGAGAGTAGTGAGTTTGTATTCACCCACATTAATTGGGTTAATTCTAAGCATCTGTTGGAAACCACCCACCGCTGGTGTATCGGCGCTGACACCGAGACCTGGACCCACCAACTGTTTCTCGATGGGGGAGAGGTTATTCATGCGTCCCTGATCATACATACGACCACGCATTTCGAGAAGCTCTTGACCACCCGACCTTTGTTGACGCCCAATATCCGCGAAACTATCCATCTCTCTTTTCGCGGGGGCGGCTACCCTGGACACGAAATCATTCTCCTTAAAGTCTGGTTGAGGAGGGGAGGGTCCGGGTGCGATTACCTGTACCCCTGGGGGGGTATACAGCTCCGTTTTAGACTTTGTGCTCAGTGACCGACCGGCATAAATGAGACCAGCTATAGCTAATATGGAAATAGGATCTGCCATTCTTACTTCTTAACGATATTTTTATTGACGTATCTTTTCTGGAAAAGTCCGTTTTGGAGTTCAGCACGGGTACTCGACGGCTCGTATCGCATGGTGCGAAGAGGGGTCTTGCACTCCATGTTGGTGAGAGGGAACAGATTACGCTCATATGTCTGAACGATGGTCTTGTTGAACCGAGATGTAGATTGTGGTCTGAGCTGATCACTCGTTTCAATAAATCTCGCTGGGGCACCTTTACCCGCCATATAGGGGGCGGTACCGTACAACATCGTATTGGGGCGAGAACCATAGTTCAGGTGACTGGGCTGAGGGTAAACAAACACTTCATCTGTCGCTCTCACAGATGGGAGAGCGCCTTTATTTTCGACAATAGAAAGACCAGGTTGAAGCTGATATGCCATTTATTAATACACAAGAATATTAATCCACATTAACGTCTATCACCACTTCTCTGAAGACCACCAAATGCCTCTAACTGGGTACCACGCATGTCGGGGCTGCATGTTTTCGCATCACTCTTACACATTGGTTTATTCTTCGATCCGTATAACCACTCCGCGAACTCCGTCTGGTCCCCTGGAATCTTCGACACGGCGGTCGTCACGAACTGTCGTTCATACGCATTACGTTGATACTTGGGGAGTGTACTACGGGAACGCCCCGAATCGTATGAAACCTGGTCACCACTGAATTTATCCATGAGTGTTTTTTCGGATGCGTAATAACATGCTTCCAACCTGTTTGGGGCATCGGTGTAATCCGTCATTAATACATTCCCGAGAGGATTCTCCATCGTTGGTTTCTGACACATTGATGTGGTCTGTACATCTCCATACGGTTCCTTGATGACATTCATCTTATACATCACAAAGATGATCGATAAGACAGTCATACCTAAAATGAACATACGGAGATCACGACGAATGAGGAATAATACACAAGAAGCATAAATAACAAATCGTGAGGCGGCATTAATTCTATCCTCTGGTGTTTGTTTACTATTAGGCCAGAAATCTAATATTTTTTTAGTATTGACAAGTTGTGCAGGATCTTCAAACCAAACTTTCATTTAATATAGTCGAGGTTTATTTTTTTGGTAGACCACCCATTAAACCAGACATCATCTTCATGAGGGCATCCTGATTAAATTCACCATCACCGTTTTGCATCTTATCAGCGCACTCTTTCGCGAGAGTTTCAATCATACCAAGTGTTTCCTCTGGAACTGACTGAATAGTCGTACCGAGGATGTACAGGGTCTGGAGATACTGCCACACGGCAGCCTTGGTGCCTTCATTCATGCGCATCCACAAACCGACGAGATCGAGCTCATTGAGAAATTCAATATCGGGGGAGTGAACGAGAATGAAATTTTCATCCTTCGCGGAAATCATATCGGCGTGGGGGGAAACACTGCTCATGAAACCATCGACGATGAGCTTGGGTGAAGCTGTTCTAATAAGATCATACGATGTTAACATCTTTTTGATACTCTTTTCATCTGGAAAGGACTTGTGCAATTCCACAAGAAATTGTCCCATCATATCGTTAAACGCAGAGACGGACGCCATTTTCTTATTAAATACATGTAATCTTTAAGTTTAGAAAGGTTCGTTAGAAATGGTCTCTTTTTTACCAAGACCATTGAGTATGATCATGTAGACGAGAATAGCGACGAGAACCGCCGGCTTCACGTACTGATTTAATTCCAATTTTCCTTCGTTGTTTAAATATGCCTTGAGATGAATATACCCGGCTGTCGTAGCACCCGCTATGAGAGCGGCGTAGACTGGGTCACGTAAATAATCAGAGAGTTCCATTTAATAATAGCCAACTTTTTTTGTACGAGTCTCTGGTGCGTCACCGAATAGCACATCATCATCTTCGGGCTGCGGCTGAGGCTGCTGCTGCTGCTGCTGCTGAGGTTCTGGTTCTGGTTCTGGTTCCATGTACCCTTCCATGGGTGTCTGGACAGTCGGGATCGTTTTAAACTCCTGATACCCTGGTTCCATCTGTGGTTCGGGTTCCATCATTGGCTCAGGTTCCATCATTGGTTCGGGTTCCATCATTGGCTCGGGTTCATCGAAGATATCAGGGTCTTCGCTATCATGCACTTCACCATCAAGATCAATGTCCCTGGATTCCTGGGACATGTATGTCTGCAAAATCTGCTGAACGGGGATGAGTTCCTTTACGGAATTCTCGATGCATAGACATAAACGAATGTTCAGTTTCTCGTCTCGGTTGTAAACGCTCTGTTCCTCATGGAAAATGTATGGGTCCCGGTAGAGATCCTTCGCGATATTGTTATAACACGTTTGGATGAAAACCTCGTTCGTAGGGAGTTTGAGAGAAATCTTCTTGTTATCAGCCCTGAGTCGAACCGCGGAAAGAATTTTCGTACACGCGACGAAAACAGCAGCCAAGAGATCATTGAACCAAGCACACCTATTCGCGATATTATCCGAGTGTTGTTTAGACATGGCGTTCGACCAATTGGGAACTTCCTTGAGTAATTTCTGAAACATTATCAAAACTTTCCGCCCCTTGGAAAGTTTAGTCGCTTCATCGTACATATCATTAAAAACGTCAATCATAGGTGGACACATAATCATACACATCTGTCCGAGGTATTCCTTCTTCGCCTCGACTAGTATATTCAAATTATCCATTTATGATTAATTGGGTTTTAAATTAAAAATTTACTACGCACCATTTCGCCTGTACTGGTTGGCTATCTTCTTGAGATTCATTAGATTTGGGAAATCGGCATCATCTTCAACTTCTTTGTGTGATTCTCTTTTCTTTTTTGAGGTATTCCAAGATATGTATATATCAAATTCACTCAATAACTGAACGTCAAAACCACCATTCTGGAACTGTCTCATGACATATTTAGCCGCAGCACCCCGGTCATACACTGGATAACCAACGAGAAATATAGGTACTGTGAGAAACACCTGTTTGTGATTGAGTTCTACAGATTTTCTAATCTTCGATGAAAACTGTTCGTAAATTTTTGTATAAATTTCTTTTTTTATCCTTTTCTTCTTATCATCAATTTTTATGATGTCATTGATGCTGATCATTACAATTAACTTAATTTATTTTTTGTGGATTCTAACCCATCGATATTTGGCATAGCACTCTCCTTGATGAGCTTATAGTTGACAAATTCTTTACCGATAGAATCTTTCGTGTATATACTGATATCATCGGGTGCCTGATCACGGAGAGGCTGGGATCGGAGAGATCGTATACGAATCTTCCCATCTTTTTCAATGAACGACGCGACCACGGTGAAACCAAACGAGAATCCATCATTCTTCACGACCATAAACACACATTCATACATCCTGTCTGGACCACCCTCGTACGTCTTGACCGACTGTGTCTCTATTATGTACACAGAAAACCCAAGGCGTTTGAGCAACTCCTTGTTCGTTTCCATCGCGAACTTCTCCATCATGTCATGATCGACATTACTCTCTACAAGCGAATACCCAGAATAGTCTGGTCTGGGGTCATCGAGTTTTATGTAGTTGACTGGTTTCTTATACCCTGAAAATCCAAATGATTCGGAATATGTCTCACGCCTGAACATCACCAGGAGAATCGCGACAAGTATAGCCCCGATCGCAATCTTAAGTGTATCCATCTTTTACTATAATGCGTTAATTTTTTTTTACAAAATACCCTATACATATTAGATGTCACTGTTGATTTACAGTCCGAGATGTAAACACTCCATGGATTTAGTTCAATACATTAACGATAACAAACAATTGAAACAGCTTGTACATTACCATAACGTCAACACACAAGGTATACCGGGAGAATACGCCAGTAAGATCAACCGTGTACCGACCATGCTGACCAAAAACGGAAAGATTCTCGTGGGGAACGAAATAAAAAACTGGTTAGAGTCGCTCTTACCCAAAAAGGATATTGAACACGAGGGGTTTGGTAGCGCAATATGCTCGATGTCGGCATTGGATGGAAGTGATAAAGATTCAGGTCTCTTTTATTTAGATAATTACGGTCAGTCGCTCCAGCCCGCGATGACAAAGGAACTCGAGGATAAGATTAACAGGGATGTGGCTAAGGGTGAAGTGTATAAGGATTTAAAGATGTAAGTCGATTTTATCTCAATAGATATGAAATTAGTTTCGATACAGGCTACCGCATTCAAATCAATATTTGAGGTTCTAAAGGATATCTTGAACGATGTGAACATATATTTCAGACCACAGGGGATGTATGTAGTCACATTGGATACAGCGAGAACCTCTCTCATCGACCTTTTCCTGGCGGCTGATAACTTCGAGGAATATGAGTGTGATCAAGAAGAGATCATCGCTGGTATAAACATTTCGAATACCTTCAAGATTATGAAAACAATCACGAATAACGACGTGATTAAGATTGAAATCAATTCTAAGGAGTTCATGAACATCGAAATCACGAGTGAAAGTAAGAAGACGAGTACCAAGTTTCAACTTAAACTACTGGATATCAACGAGAATCATATCGAAGTACCAGATATTGAGATGTCCACTATCACAACCTTACCATCCGCAGATTTCCAGAGACTCTGTCGCGACATGTCCAATTTGGGTTCGGAAATTGAAATTAGACGGGAGGGGAACATGATTCATTTGAAATGTGAAGGTGATTTCGCAAATCAGGAAACATCTATCGAATGCCCTGAACATAGTCCCAATTATACAGGGTTATATAGTTTGAAGTACCTGAATATCTTTACAAAGGCGACGAGTATGTGTGCGTCTGTGCAAATTATACAAGAAAATGGTAACCGGTTTTTAATTTTAAAATACAACGTCGCTAATTTAGGTGAGCTTAAATTTTATCTGGCTACTAAGGTATCTGAAGATCCGTAGTGTATCCTTCTAAAGTCGACACCGTCTTTTTCATACCTATAGCATTCTTCATCACAATCTTTGGAAATCTCGTCTTGAGATATTCCGGCTCATAATACAGAAAATCCCTGAGTGGAACCTTTTGTTGATGAAAATCACACCTTGGACCCGAATACCTTCTCACCTTTTCAGTAATGTTTCTAATCGGTTTATCATCATGATCGACTATCCAGACACTACTCAATGGGATAACAAACTTCATTGATGATTCTTCATTTTTACTGTCGATCGTGAATGTATGATCATTTGATATTACAGAGTATACTTTATCGTTGAAGTAATATTTGATTCTTAATATAATTTTTTCAATATTTTCTGGGATGGTGGTGGTTCTAAAATCATAACCCGTCGGAACAACGTAAAAATCTTCGAGTATACCATCCCAGTCCTTACTTTCCCTTTTCCAGAAATCATCTTCGAGGTGATACTTCAAATCATAATTTATCTTGTACTCCATTTTTTCGGAAATGATTTGATAATCCCTTGGTGTGGTAAGTTTTTTATATAAAAGATAAACATTACTTAAAAGTTTAAAGAACATTATATAAAGAATGGAAGGTAACTTTTTAAGTAGATATAATAATAAAATAGAAGAATGGTCAGACCTTATTAGTCGAGAACCACATAATAAATCTAAATATGAATCTGAGATGTCTCAATACATTATTAAGTGTATGCCTTTCATAGAACGCCATCTGAGTCAGACAGACGACAAAATACATACAGATAATGTGTTCAATGTGAAGGAGACTGTTGGGTTGGCTCGAAAGGATATATTTACAGATTATCTCATAGACGTAGAAAAACAAAACATATACAGACACCCCGAGCGAACACTCGATATATGTAAGACATGTCTAGATAGTAATATCGTTCATGTCCAAGACACGAGTGACTTGATATGTGATGGATGTGGTCTGGTTGTCGCCGCACACATAAATCAAGAACTCACCTACAGAGAAGAACAAGAAACATCCGAAAAGATCATCAACTATTCATACAAACGAGAAAACCATTTCAATGAATGGCTCTCACAGTTTCAAGCACAAGAGACCACCACGATACCAATTGAAGTGATGGATCAATTGAGAGCGGAACTCCGAAAGATGAAAATTAAAAAGCTCGAAGACATCACACATATAAAAATTAGAAGTCTACTGAAAAAGCTACGACTCAACAAGTATTACGAACACGTACCCTACATAACCAACATCCTAAACGGCATCAAACCTCCAAACATGCCACAAGAACTCGAAGAGTGTCTTCGCATAATGTTCAAGGATATTCAGAAACCATTCGACGACAACTGTCCAACAGAGAGGAAGAATTTCCTCAGCTATTCCTATGTCCTCTACAAATTCTGTGAACTCCTGAGTGAAGATCAATATCTCCAATACTTCCCACTTTTGAAATCCAAGGAAAAGTTATATCAACAAGATATGATATGGAAAAAGATTTGTGAAAAACTTAAGTGGGAATTTATTCCGACAGTATAATTAAATGTCGATCGAAGAATGTCCGAATTTTCCTGTATGTCGTAAGATGATGCGACAGGGGTTATTAGTCTGTAGTAGGTGTTTTTGGAGATTTAGTAACAAATCCTTGGAATTTAAACGTGATAAGTGTCAAATATGTATCCAAGAGACAGAGTGCGTCAAAATGCGTAAATGTTCACACTTTGCGTGTCCAAAATGTTTCAATAATTTTGATATATGTCCAATTTGTAGGGACTCAAAATAATATACGGATATGATAAATGGCTCTCGTGTACATGGTTATGAGCAATTCCAAGTATCTCAGTGAGCATGGATACGAAGACGTAAAGGACAAGAGTGTATTGGCGCGTCACCGCGCATTGATGCGTGTTATTCGATCAGGCGAACCCCCCCTCAGCCTGTTTCGCCGTCTAAACGCACTCATGATACTCTTCAAGAACAAAGACCGTAACCTTTCCAAAATTTTTAAACAGGATAGAGATTGGGTGAAAGAGAAACTAATATAAGATGATTCTTATCGACCGAATTATTAGGATTCTCAAAAATGACATTTACTTACCTTACAGGTGTTACGTGAATAAGAGACAACTCATGAATCCTCGAGATTGTTGTACGTGTAAGAATTTCTGTAGAAAACCACCAAGTGGTGGAACACCTGTATACATTAAAATATCGAGTATTAATAATGTGGATACTTCTCGTAATCGCGCTTTTATTGAATACGCTCGTCGGAAGATTAATATCAAAACCACGAGGTGAAGGGTTTGGGGGTCAGATACGAGATGTTGGTTTCGACATCTTACCAGATTTGAGTAAACATGAGATATTACACGACATCACATTAATCGTACCTTTCATTTTCTTGGTACTCAACTGGAAAAATATAAATCAAAAGAAATACATATCATTTCTGACCATCATGTATTTCATGCGGGCGCTCTCAAATATGGTGACTCAATTTCCAAGAGCGAAAAGTAAACCATGTAGTCAGAATAACCCACTCTCGAACTGTAACGATTACATGTTCTCGGGACACACGACATTCAATATCGTGACATCTTACTTTTTAAACAATGGATTATTCCCCGTGTACCCAATCATTTCATCTCTCGTGACCATTTCCACGAGAGCGCATTATAGCATTGACGTTCTCATGGCTTGGATTATATTTTTTGCGCTCAAGTGTACAGTTAAATGATACGATGACCATCTCTTCTCACCCTATATGAATCTTCCGAACCTCAACCTCCCGACCAGGATGAGGTGGGTAATTCACCAGATACGCCGTCTTTAGACCTGTCAGACGAAGATAGTTATTACCCTGCAACTCCGCCGCGTCATTCAGGGTCTTGATCGTCTTAAACTCTAAAACAGTCTCGTTATTAATAATGATATCCGCCCTTAAATTACCAATCACATGCCCCTTGAACGGAATCGGAATGATTCTTTCAGATTCGTAAGGAACCCCCTTCTCACGTAGTAAAACTTCCATAGCAGTATGATATACTCTCTCACTGTACCCAGGTCCCAGTTGAGAATATATCTCTCGAGCCAGGTCTTCTATCATTAGATCCAACTAATTTTTCTTCTTTATCTACTATAAGATGGTAAATGATAGGAAGTCTATAAAAAATATAGCCACCCAACCGACGGAAAAACAACGCGCGGAAGCTGTGCGTAGACAGAAAAGAACCAAAGAGTTACTGTTGAATAAACGTAGAAGGGAAAGTATGATTAATCAACTTTCTCGTGCATTTAAACGGGTCAATATACCACGTAATTTTTTTAATCTTGGTACGGTAACCAGTATGAACAATCGGTACTTATCGGTTCGGTTAAGTCGGAAACTAATCGGAAATTTACAACAGATTTACAAAAAAACGTTGGATGAACGGGTCGAGTATGCAGGTTCGATACCTTTCACTGTAAATAATATACGAAATTACGCGAGGTTTGGTACACCAACCGCCCATACAAATCAAAAATTGGGTGGTGTAACTTTCACACAGGAAGATGTGACCCAGTATATCACGTATCATAGTCACCCAGCTCCAAAGGATATGGGACCACTTTTTACGTATCCGAGTGGACCCGATTTGAAATTGTATATAAACACGTATCCGAGTGTACAGGCAAATATTATCCTCGAAAAACAGGGATACTATATCATAGACCTCATCGAAACGAATATGAACAAACCTAACGCGGGTGAGGTGATCGAAACATTCGAGAGTCTCATACGTTCTAAAGAATTCGAGAGAGTCGCAGTGACATGGAGTAGTATCCCTTTTTTCCAAACTACCTCACCCATCTGGAAACGTACTATAAATAAGTACATAGATCCTATCATGCGTAAACAATTTGGAATATCTATTAAATATTACACTTGGAGTGAACTTGGTGAGATCACTCTTTTAGATAAAAATAACATAATGAATTTCTCATAGTTAAAAACGAATCCCTATAAACTCTCAGTATATATAAGGGTATCAATGAGATTAGGCGTCGTACGTCCAAATGTGATGTTAAGAAGACAACGATTGAAATTGTCTCGTGAAGTTGTCCACAATTTGAAAGAGATAAGTAAGGTATCTTCTATCAAGCGATGGGAATATGCAGGTGGTATCGAATATACTAATTTTAATTTTAGTACACCAACACGGGTTACATCAAAAAAACGAAACACTGTCGAATCTCCTGAAATTGAACGAGTGTGGTATTCTGAAATATCATATCATACACACCCAGGGATTGGGTATCATGAATGGACTATATGTGAAAATACACCGATATTTACCACCCTCCCCAGTAATTCAGATTTTAATGCGTATATCAAGGGTTTTCCCAATATGCAAGTCAATATTATTTGTGATTCACACGGATATTACATTATTGACATCTTAAAATCAGTCTATAATAGAGCAACACCATTACCCGAAGCTGTTCATGAATATATGAGAAAGTTACGTAGTAGACCATTCATGCGTATAGGTGCATTTTCAGAGGAAGGTAATGAATATTTCTACACAACTCTACAAAACTGGAAAAGATATATGAATGAAGACGTCAACCCTGAAATGGTAGATCTATTCGGGATATCGATTCAGTATTATGGGTACGACGATGAACCACCAAATGTCACCATCTATCGGGATATAGACGTAGCATAGAATCCTCCAACTCATCCACCTCATACCAAGCCCAATGACATTCCGATGAATCCTTATCCAGTTTACACAGTTCCTGTGCTTCTTTTATCGCTTCTGTGAAACGTAAACGAAGTCTCAGATTTTCCTTGATTGGGCGCACCTCCACAATACTCGGTCGTTGGTACATACTCTCAAGAACATTCCGTCGAGTTTTTGCCACCTTTATCTTGTAGAGACTGTTTTCAGAAAAAGTTGCGGAGCATTTCATACTTTGATATGGTATTCAAGTTTTAAGTGGGTGTACTATTACACCTTAAAACGAAAAATAAAATGAAAATAACCACGAATACGTTTATCAAACTTTGTGGTCCCCCCTCGAAAAAATATTCAAGTAGTAAATTTGGGTTTTTCCATATATAAGAATCATCTCGTCTTAAAAAGGTCTCGGTGATGGACATGTTAATTCCGTGTCCGTGTGTAGCATGCCAGCACCACGGTGGGATAGTGAGACTATCACCCGGATATAATATCGTTTTATAAATTTTCATTTTGCTGTGATCCATTTCAAAAAAATCACCTACAGCAAAATTGGAACTACTGAATTTAAAGAATGAATTTTTACGAATGTTTGGATTGTCATAATTACCGAAGATGTAAACTGTTTTACTCCCAAATAATTGATTTAGTATAAAATCATTATTGACATGTAAATGTAAACCAGTTTTATGATTTTTACCTAAATATAATAACAATTCATCAATTACCTTCTGTTCTGTTTTTGGGTTATGTAAGGATTTCAATAATTTTTCTGAAACATCCTGTTCGAATAAATCAACTTCTGCGCAATATAATAATGGTGACTTATTTGTTTTCCAGTGTTTAAACAGTTTTTCCATCGTATATTCTTTTACACTCGCGGAACAGGTGTGTGTATTTTCTGTTTTGTACACTTCTATGGGTAACCGGACATCATCAAACATGGAAATGATTTTTTCCATGGTCATCTTTTTCGCTTCTGGCTCGTACAATCCTCGTATAACAACTGGTTTTTCAAAATCCCTTCTGAACAACCGTTTTTCATCCATCGTCATTTTATCATATGTGTAAGTTGGTAATTCCAAATATGATGACATGTATATTAAAGTTTTGTAATATAAATATATTTAAGGATGTTATGCATCGCTTGTGGACCTGATAATTATCCCTGTAAAAAATATGTCATAGACGATACTCGATTGTGTGCGGATCATAAACATGTCGTGAATGAAGAGTGTGGGGCTTGTGACAAACCAATGTACTATAGAACCAAGTTATCGTGTGACCACGCGTTTTGTGATGATTGTATTTTAAAACAATTCAATGACGGTGGCGTTTCTTGTTTCACGTGTTCTAAATTTACGTATCTCGATCTATTCACGGTGTGTGAGATGACTGATAAGATAATTGATTCTCGCATACAATTTGAGGATGAACAAGATGAGAATAAAAAGGTAGCATATGCACTACAACTTTTTGAATTTGTCACAAAGTATTATAAATGTTTGATGATTCCGGATGTAAAATATAAAAAACTTTGGAATATAATTTACAAAAAGAATATAGAATTTTCTGAAGATGATGAACGCTTCGAAAAATTTACATACGAACTTTATTTTATTAAAAAATTAGCTTCAAGGATATCTCCACCAACCAAAAAACCCAAAAAGAGTAATCGCCGCCGTAGATCAATGAGACGGAAGTCCGTTTGGATACGGGTATTTCCTTACCCATAAATTACAAATCCATTTATCCCCCGACTTTACAGGTTTACCACCATGTAAAGCTTTGGATGTAATGAGATTGTAGTTATCTAACGTATCAAAAAATAACGCATCACCAGCCTTGAGTGTATACGATTTTTTTATGTTTGGGAATACAGTTTCACCACCACTGTATCCATCATTCAATGCGAGTATGAATGTATACATTCGCATGTTCTCCTCATTCGCGAACGAATCTTGGTGGGGTTTGTAATATCCACCAGCTTTGTATCTAACAACCTGGAGTTTCTCGTAGTTGTCTATAGGTCTGTCTGTGTATTTCAGACATTTTCTCATCACGGTATCTATAATTGTATCTTCTCTACCCAACCATGCTGTATCACTCTTGCGAAAACTTGTGTCTATCGTCTTGTCTGCTGAGATGGTTGATGGTTCCAGTTTCCCCGAAGCTTTTTGTATGATATGTCTTCGTTCCTCTTCGGTTAGAAAATTCTCAATCAACGTTGGTTCTGGATATCTCGGTAACATATACATAATTACAAGAGCCAATATGAGTATAACCAAACTATCATTCATCATAGTATTTAGAAATATAAATTTTTTGGTAATACACAATTATATCTTTTTCGTATTGTTTCAAAAATTTCATTCCCATACGTCAACAATTTTGATAACAAGTCTACGATTTCCAGTTGTCGTGATGGTTCGAGTACAAATTGACGGAGGAGATCTCCACCTGTGTGTGTAAGCATTTCAAATATATGTGACATATCCCTCATCTTATCCTTAAATTTCTCCTGTCTCTGTAAAAATGTTTTAAACGTCTTTTCGTCGAGTTGATTGAGCATATACGCGACACGGGTATGTAAGTTATGAATGGGTTCCAAGTCAATGTACGCATTCTCCCTATCCGCATAAAAGATATAGGTTGATAGATTAAGTAATTCGTCGGATGCCTCGGCTTGACGCAGTTCCCTGTATGTGGGAATACCACCACACGGAATATCTCCATGTTCCCTACTCGCACCCCCTTTCCTCTTAAATTCGATAAAATGTGGATTGTGTATACGCCCAGTCGCGATTTCACCAGATCTCCAATCGAACGCTGTGTGACAGTTGATACACCACATTTGTGAACACCCACTGGATTTGTATATGACCGTTCCACATTTGGGACACGACTTGCTATCTCGATTTAACAATTTCATCGTCTTTACAACTCGTGGGTCACATGCGTGGTCATCTCCGATAGGTTCTAAACAATCTTTACAGAAGTTATTACGACACAAACCACAAAAATACTCTTCGTTTAGGAATCCTTTACATTCCTCAATTGGACACTTACGCGTAAATTTTATTTGACCATTCACATTTAATTCACCAAGATTCCTCAATTCTTCGACTTTAACATATACTGCTTCCAACTCGCGATGTAATGCTATTATTCCTGGGTATTGTATGAGTACATCTTCTGTAATCGGATAGGACATCCTATGTGTCTGGTAAATATCGATTAAAGTCTGACGAAGTTCCGTGGCTTCATGTCTAAG